CGATATGGCGAAGCAACAGTCGCTCGAACGGCTTGTGCCCACCCTGCTGTCTCTTGGCGCTCCGCGTGAGGCCGTCCTTGCCGAACTCGTCAGGGCCTACCAACTCCCCGAAGCGTTCGCCAAGGCCGTCGAACAGGCGCAGCCTGTTGAGCCCGTTTCCCCCGAAGGGGCGCCTGCCCCACTACCCGTCGAAGGACAGTGATCATGCCCCTCGCTCCCGATATGCCCTCTATGCCCGATGATCTCCGCATGGCCGCTGAGGCGTCTGACGCCGAAGTGGAGGACACCCTTGCGGGCCTCATTCCTCCCCCGGAAAAGCCTTACAGCCCGAAGGTAGTGACCGCGCTCGCCAAAGCCATCGCGGCTGCGGCGAAGGTCATGGGCCTGGACCTCGCTCCTGAGCCCTACTCCGAACCCGTCATGGAACTGGACCCGGAGGTAGTGCGCTTCCTCGCCATGATGGACGCCGCGTCGAAGGACTATGGCTCCCCCTTCCCCGTCCCTCTCGACCAAGTGAAGGGCGACCGGGAGTTGACCGTCCTCACGGCCCATCTTCTCGGGCTGGCCAAGGACCGCGACTTCAAGGACTTCCTCAACATGCCGCTCGAAGAAGAGGGCATGGAGACTGAGGTGGAGGTCAAGGTCAAGCCCGGCATGGAGGAAGAGGAAGAAGAGGACTTCGACTTCGCGGGCCGGATGCGCCGCTGATCGCCTGCCACGGCTTTACACTGTAAAGGTGTAGGGCCGTGGCTTTACAGTGTAAAACGGGAGTTGGGAATGGCCTCACTTTTTGGCGCGTTGACCAGTGTAGCCAATAAGGTCAAGTCGGCCCTGGGCATCGGGCAAAAGCCGACTACTGTCATTCCCAAGACCCGTGGGCAGGCGTTCTACCGGACCTATGCCGGCGGCGTTGAGGCGAACCTCACAGACGCAATCAATCGCAAACAGCCTGTCACTTTTTTCTATGATGATAAGTGGCAGCCTGACGGCGTCCCCGGCAAGATCGGGCAGCGCGTCGGTAACCCTCATGCCATTTGGATCGGTAACAATGGCACGAAATACCTACACCTATATGTAGATCCGCAGTCCGCGTCGGCAACTGGCGACTTGCCCGGCTGGCGGACCTTCATCGTGTCTCGCATCCAAAACGTCAGCGTCTTGGAGCTTGGCACTACACTGTTCGGCAAACCCGTCGCCTTCGTGTTCGCTCCCGGCTGGAACCCCGCGTGGTACTCACGCGCAGGCACTCCCGTCGTTCTCGTCAAGTAAAGGAAGTCCACCGTGACCACTCCCGCACCGTCCGCAAGTGCCCCGTCCCTCCCTTCGACCGCGCAGGCCGTCCTTGATGCGGCCAATGCCATCCACGCCACTCCTGAGCCCGCTGGCTTTACAAAGAAAACCGCGCAGCCCGACGTTGAGCCGTCCATGCTCGAAGCCCTCGGAGATGAGGGCGACGTTGAGGTTGAGGTCAGCGACGGCGAAGGTAAGCGCACGCGCAACCTGTCATGGTCTGATGCCATGAAGCAGGTGCCGCCCGACATTCGGGCGCTGATGAAGAACATGCAGAAAGACTACACAAAGAAAACCCAGGAGCTTTCAGAGGCCCGCAAGGAGTTCATTCGGGAGCGCGAAGCCCTGCTGAAAGGACAGCAGGCCCTCAAAGTGCCCGAAACTCTGCCTGAATACGACCCCTTCAACGAGGCGAGCATCAACGCCCGCATTGAGGCCGAAGTCAACAAGCGCCTCAACGCCGTGCTCGAACCGATGAAGCAAGAGTACGAGGTCATGGCGGCCGAAGAAAGCTACCAGTCCTTCCTGGCTGAACACCCGGAGTTCAAGAACGACAAAGAACTTCGCGGCGAAGTCCAGCGCATGTTGGAGGCGAACACCTCCCTTGACCTCGAAACCGCCTATTGGGCCGCAAAGGGCAAGCTGAACAAGGCGCAGGCGACGAAGGAAGCAGAGGCGGCCAAGGCCCGTCGCGCCGCAGACCGTGAGGCTGCGACCCGTGCCACGGCCCTCCCGCGCAAAGGGACGGCGACCATGCCCGCAAAGGCCGACACAAAGAAAATGTCCAACGCAGACATCCTCGCGATGGCGCAGGCTCTTCATCGTCGCTGATCTTGCGTACACTGAAAAGTCGCGCTACTCTCCTTGCATCGTGGGCCACCCCTCTGTGGAGCCTTCGGCGCAAGGAACCCGGCATCCCCGGACACTCCGACCCCCGGTAGCTTTTCACTCTAAAGGAGGGCGTCATGCCCGTCAATCCGTCGATCCTTTCGACTACTCTCCAGTTGCTCCGCGACAAGCTGATCGATAACAGCTTCGTCAGCCACCCCCTGTTCCGCGCCATTGAGCAGGCAGGTAATCTCGTCAAGGTGTCCGGCGGCTCCCGCGTTGAGCAGCCTGTCATCTTCGGGGAGCACTCCTCTCTGAGCGTGCTGAATAACGGCTTCGAGCCCGTCAACATGGCGGTCACGGACCCCTTCAACGCCGCCAAGTTCGAGTGGGCCAACTTCACGCAGCCCATCGTCCTGTCCGCCGTGGAAAAGGCCGCGAACAAGGGCGACCTTGCCGTGGTCAACATCCTCGAAAGCAAGATGAAGAACGTCATGCTTGGCCTGAAAAAGCAGGTCAACCAGCAGGTCATCGTCGGCACCGGGGCCATCAACACCCTTCAGACCCTCAACGGGAACGGAACGACCGCCGTCGCTCCGAACACGACGGGCTGGTTCGAGGGTGTGACGCCTGCAACGCAGGCGAACGTCGTGGGCGGTCTGGCCAAGGCGACCTTCCGCAGCCAAAACTGGTACAACCAGTTCTTCAACAGCGGCGCGGCCTTCGACCTGAGCCACCTTGATCAGCTGATGATCAACGCGCAGCTTTACCACCCCGGCGGCAAGTTCCCGGACATCATCCTGATGAGCCCGCGCTGCTATGCCGCCTTCCAGGCGCAACAGCAGTCCTTCGTGCAGTACGTCAACGCTGCCGACCGGGCCTCGCTGGACGCCGATATGGTGGGCATGTGGCGCGGTGCGAAGATCTATGTGGACCCGAACCTTGGCTTCACGGCCAACGCGGGTTCCGGCATGGGCGCGCTCCCGGTCTCGGCCTATGTTCTTTCGAGCGATATGTTCCAGCTTTACGCCGACACGGACGGCTGGTTCAACCTCTCGGAGATGCTGCCCGTCCCCGGCACCGCCACTGAGGCTGCGATGGTATTCTGCCGGATGCAGCTTGTGACCGGCCACCTCGCCTCTCACGGCGTCCTCATCAACGCGGAGGCTTGATCCATATGGCGACTTCCAACCTCATCAACTACTTGCAGGCCGGTGAGGCTGCGGACACCTCGAACCGTCAGACGGTCGAGACGTTCCTCACCTCAACGACCGTCGCCACTGGCGACTTCATCGCCCTGGACACGGGTGCAACGGGCGCCAATAAGGCCCTGTTCGTCGTCCCGACCCCGGCCGTCGCCGGCCGTGGAAACGTCGTCGGCGTGGCCCTCGCGGGCGTCGTCGGCACGGCCTCCGCACCGGCACAGGTCAAAGTCGTGATTGCGGGCTATGCCCCGGTGGCGAAGGTCGCTGCGGGTACAGCGCAGCACGCCTCCCTCACGACCTCTGGCACCGCCGGGACGGCCGTCACCTATGCCACTGGCACTCACACGGGGACCGGCCCTGCCGCCGTCGCCCTGACTGCTGAGGCCGGTGGCTTTGCGGAAGTGTTCGTCTACGGCCGCTTCGACTGAGCCTGCGCTACCCTGCCCCCCAGGGTACACTGCCCCCGTCCGCCCACAGCGGGCGGGGGCTTCTTCATAGGAGACAGCCATGAACCTTGGCGAAATGATCGACTTTGTGGGCAATCTTCTCGATTATGATCCCACAAACGACACCTATAGACAGCAGATCGTCTCCCTGCTGAACGACGCGCAGACCCGCTGCCTGACTGACCGGCCGTGGGACTTCGCCATGCGCGACCGCGTGCTGAAAGTCTGGACTGATGTCGCAGCCGTCAGCGTCGGCGTCGTCAACGGCTCAACGACCGTGACGGGCGGCCCATTCCCCATCAGCACTTCGGCGGTCAAGCCGGGCTCGGAGTATGAGCTTGGCATCCTCGAAATAACTGACAGTAATAACGTCACCGGCCGTTACCGCGTGATGTATGTCGCGCTGTCCAACCAACTTTTCATTGAAAGAGACTTCGAGGGAGCGACCGGCGCCTACACGGCGAAGCTCTACCGCCGGGAGATCTACCTGCCCTCTGACTGTATGCAGGTCCAAAACGTCGCAGACCCCTCTGTGGGCATCCCCGCGAAGGCGATGTTCCTGAGCAAATGGGAGCGGGAGGATGCGAACCTCGACCCCGCGCTACTCGGCACGCTCGAAGCCTACCTGCCCTCGGAGGGGCTGCGCGTTCCGGCCCCGCAGACGCCGCGTGGAGTGACTGTCCCCACGGTCGCGCCGGGACAGGGCATCCGCACCATCAACGTCTACATGGTCAACGTGCATGGGCCGTTCAGCACCAACTTCGCGGTCTATCCGCGTGATGCCTCTGACGGCTTCGAGAGTGCGCTGAGCAAGGTCGCCACCTACCATCTGACTGATACGCAGACCCTGCACTTTACGCCCGAAGCCGTGGCTAATAAGACGGGCTTTTACAGGCGCTACTACTTCACTTGCCCGGAGGCAGGCATCCTCGCTCCTGTCCGCGTGCGAGGGGCCTATGTGCAGGGTGCGCCTCCTGTCCCGAACGTGGACACTGTTCCACCGCCCGGAGGCATCACGCTTGGGCCGGACCTGTCTCTGGCGACCCTGAGCAGCCAGACCTTCCAGGCAACGTCTATCCGCTACCAGTGGGATCAGTCGGCGGTCTATCAGTCCATCCAACTGTACCCTCACCCCTCGGCAGACCAAGACCTTGACTGCCGGATGCTCATCAGCCCGTCGCGGATGCTCGAAGATCAGGACGCGCCGCTGGTTCCGGCCGCATACGCGCAGCTAATCGCCTATGCTGCCCTCGAAAATGTCACGCTTAAAGTGGCGAACCCCGCGCTATCGCAGGTCTACATGCGAAAAAAGGACACGCTTTACAAAGGTATGGAGCAAGCCTACCTCAAAGCCGTCCCTCGCAGGCTCATCAAGGGCACACCCGTCGCTGGCTACCGCTATGTGACCAATCCCTTCGGGCCTCTGCGCCTACTCCCGTGAGGTCTTAATGCGCGGAAATGTCTATCAAACGCCCATCGCAGGCGGGCTCGAAACTCGACTTCCGCAAAATCCGCAAAATGCGGGCAAGGTCGAAAACTGGATCAGCGACCGCTCAACCGGCGGCTGGTCCTCTCGCCTTGGGTATGAGCCCTTTCGACCCGGCGCGACGAACTGGGATCCTTTCGGCAATAATGGCCCGATCTACTCTCTGCATGTAGCGCAGCACCTCGCAGGCGGGGCAAGGCAGCATGTTTTGTTCGAGGAAGGTGGCAGCCTGCACCTTCTTTACGATGCGGCTGGCACTCCTGTCCTTCGCACTCTTGCTACCGGCCGGCATATCCCCACGGCGACTGAGGCAGGAAGCTGGTACACAGACACCGGCTATGGAACGGTAGTTACCAATGGCTTCGACCGGCCTGTGATCGTAAAGCCGTGGCCGCTCGGATCTATCGTGGACAGTTCATCCACGATTACTCAATGTATTAGAAACTTTGGCTTTGATGGACTGCCGACTTCGGTAGACCCACACAATGTAAAACCAGTCCCGCCGCCGCCGTTCCCGCCGAACATCCCGGCTCCGGGTGCAGGCGCTGTCACCCTCTGGTGTCCATCGCAGGGGAACGCGGTGCCAGACGGCGGACGGTGGGGCCTTGGCTTCGCAGATAACTCCGCAGGTACAGACGGGGCCAAAGAAGCCATCTTCGCATGGTCTGTCAGCTTCATCAGCGACACCGGGAGCGAGGGGCCTACCTCGCCTCTCGCCTCTGTCCGTTGGGCGCTGGAAGCGGGCGCGGAAGGCTTCAAGCACGCCGCCTATGTGGATCTACCCACCGGCCCGAAGGGCACAGTAGCGCGTAAGCTGTACCGAACCGCTAACTACTCTGACGACTTCGACTTCCCCGGAGACACTACTCTCTACTTCATTGACATTATTCGCAATAATGTAGAGACTGTCTATTTCGACGCAGTGTCCTCTGCGAACCTCGGGCAGCCCGCGCCCGCGATTGCGACCGGGCCTCTGCCTGCGCCCCGCGCACGGTTTTCCGCGCTTTATAATGGCTGCCTGTTCCTTGACGGCGGCATTGACGACAGCCGGACCCTCTACTTCTCCACAGCCGGGCTGATTGAGCAGTTCTCCGCAGACGCCTACATCGAACTGTCCTCGATCGGCGGGGGCATCACTGCACTTTTCTCGAACTATACAAGCCTGCTTGTTTTTAGAGAGAATGGCATCGATGTCGTGCAGGGCGACTACACGGCGGGCTTTACAGTCACGACCATCAGCAACAGCGTGACCTGCAAGGCGCCCCACAGCATCAAAACTGTCCCTGGCTTGGGCGTCGTGTTCCTCGCCACTGACGGCGTGTATGCGATCACGGGCGGTCTGGTAGGCGGCGCGAACGCGGAGGTCATCAACCTGACGAGTAATCAGGACAGTTTCATCGACAAAATCACGCCCGACTGTATGCCGAAGGCCGTCGCGGTTTTCAGTGAAAAGTCTCGCGAGTACCAACTGTATGTCCCGCTCAACGGGAACGATCGGCCCGATCGCGGACTGGTTTTGCATGTAGACCGCCTGGGCAGCGTCGATACCGTCAGCCCCTGGTCTACTCGCCTTGGCTTCCCCGTGGGCGCTGTCAGCAGTTTCTATGATGGAACCGTCGTCTTTGGCCATCACACCGGGAATGAGGACAGCACGCCGAACTCGCAGCGCGGGCTCTTCGTCATCAGCGGCAAGCATGTGCTCGGCAAGATTGCGGCCGAAAACACGCTGGTCTATGCGCCGCCGCCGGTCAGCACCTACCGTTCAGCGTGGAACGCCTTTGGAGATCCACAGACACAAAAAC